AAATATAAAGAAATTATAGATTTGATTTATTTTAAGAAATTTAAAATAGAAGGAGTTGCTAATAAATTAGGAATTGATGAAAGCACTGTAAAAAGAAATAAAAGTTTATTAGTTGAAAAAATAGCGAGCAACCTATTTCAAAATGATATTTTGGAGAAGTTAAATAAATTAATTCCTTAAAAAATTTGCACCTTTTTTGCCCCCTTTTTGCCCTTGTTTACAATTTCTATATCTAATATAATGTTAATGTGTAAAAAGGTGAAATGAAATTCATTCATAGAATCTTCCTTAATTTTTAGTGTATCGTTAGTAGTTATTGAGGCTCTACTATAAAAAAGCCTCAGCCAAATATGGTGCATCGGGCTAATACCCTGGCTAGACTGCTAAAGTCTTTCATTGGTGAGAATCCAATATGCACAGGATACCAACATCAATACTCCCATTACACTTAAATGTGTGCAATACGTTGCCTGTGGGAGTTTTTTTTATTGATTAGCCCACTTTCAGCATTATATCGGCTATAAACAAAAATGCGAGTCAAAGTGCACAAAGGTAGATATTTGCTACCTTCGACTGGAGAGTTACATTAATTGGTAAATGGGCAGTCTGCTAAGCTGTTGTCCTGATGGACTTACAGGTTCGAGTCCTGTACTCTCCGCCAAATTTTATATTAGATATTCATTGGAGGTGAAGTAGCATTGAACTTAAATGCAAGGCAAAAGGCTTTTTGTGAGTTTTATGTAGTATCTGGCAATGCTACTGATGCTGCAATAAAAGCTGGGTATAGTGAAAGCTATGCTAAAGATAGAATACACACATTGATGAAAAACGTCGGTATAAGTCGGTATATAGATGAGCTTATGCAAAAACTTGAATCAAAAAGAATAGCAACAGCAGAAGAAGTTTTACAAAACTTAACTGCAATGATGAGAGGTGAAATACAAGAAGAAGTTGTAGTAGTTGAAGGAGAAGGAGATGGAGTTTCTTCTGCAAGAATAATAAAAAAACAAGTATCGGCTAAAGAAAGAATAAAAGCAGCAGAACTCTTAGGAAAAAGACATGCTTTATTTACAGATAAAACTAAACTTGAAGGAACTCTACCTGTTATGATTGTTGGAGAAGATGATTTAGATGAGTAAATATATAAAAATAAATTTACCTCAAATCGTTGGAAAGGGTTATAAATCGTTTTGGAACTTCAAGGGTAGGTATAAGGTAGTTAAAGGGTCAAGAGCTTCAAAAAAGAGTAAGACAACAGCTTTATGGATAATCTATAACATGATGAAATATAAGAACGCTAATACTCTTGTTGTAAGAAAAGTATTTAGAACTTTAAAAGATAGCTGTTATTCTGATTTGAGATGGGCTATAAACAGATTTCAAGTTCAAGAGTACTGGGAGTTTAAAGAAAGCCCACTTGAAATAACCTATAAACCAACAGGACAAAAGATTTTATTTAGAGGTTTTGATGATCCATTAAAGATTACATCAATTTCAGTTTCAGTTGGAAGTTTGTGTTGGTGTTGGATAGAAGAAGCATATGAATTAACAGACGAAACTGCTTTTAATATGTTAGATGAAAGTATTAGAGGTATTGTAGAAGAACCATTATTTAAACAAATAATTATTAGTTTCAATCCTTGGAATGAAAGACATTGGCTAAAAGCTAGATTTTTTGATAAAGAAGATGAAAATATTTTAGCTTTAACGACTAATTACTTATGTAACGAGTGGCTAGATGATGCTGATAAGAAATTATTTGAAGATATGAAAAAAAATAACCCTCGTAGGTATCAAGTTGCTGGACTTGGTAACTGGGGAATAGTAGATGGACTTGTTTATGAAAATTGGCAAGAGTTAGAGTTTGATTGGAGAGAAATATTAAATAAAAGACAAAAAGCAAAAGCAGTATTTGGGCTAGATTTTGGATATACAAATGACCCTGCTGCTTTTTTTTGTGGAATATTAGACCAGGAGCAAAAAGAAATTTATGTTTTTGATGAAATATATCAAAAGGGAATGCAGAATACAGCTATTTACAATAATATAGAAAAATTAGGTTTTAAAAAAGAAATTATAGTTGCAGATAGTGCTGAGCCAAAAAGTATAGACCATTTAAAAGGTTTAGGACTTTATAGAATAAAAGCATCTAAAAAAGGAAAAGATAGCATTAATGCTGGAATACAATTTGTTCAAGACTTTAAAATTTTTATACATCCTAGATGTGTTAATTTTTTAACTGAGATTTCAAATTATGCTTGGGATAAAGATAAATTTGGGAAAGCAGTAAACAAACCCATTGATGATTTTAATCACTTAATGGATGCCATGAGATATGCACTTGAGGATTATATGAAAAATAATTCTGTAAGAACAATAGATAGAAATGTCTTAGGAATAAGATAAGAAAGGAGGATTAATGACTGTAGAAGATTTAAAAGAAGCACTAGAGGCATTTATTAAAAATGAATTACCAGAACTTCAAAAGATGGAAGATTATTATACTGGAAAACATAATATTTTGAATAAGAAAGATAGAAGCAATAAGAAAAAAGATACTAAGTTGATTAATAATTATCCAGAATACATTGCAACTATTGCAACAGCCTATTTCTTAGGAAAACCTATTTCTTATGCTTTACAAGACGATAAGTTAAAAAAAGATTTTGAAAAGTTATCTGAATATTTAGCAACAGAAGAAGAGCAACAAGAAAATTTTGAGCATTCTCAAAACTGTAGTATTTTTGGTAAATCTTATGAGTTGTGGTATAAAAATGTGGATAATACTATTGGAAATGTAGTTGTAGATCCTCGTGATTGTTTTATTTTGAGAGATAATACGGTAAAAAAAGAAATAATTGCTGCTGTTAGATGGGATAAAACTAAAAATAAAGAGGATAAATGGGTTTATACATTAGAAGTTTATGATAGTACAAGGGTTACTACTTATGAATTTTTATCAGATAGTGATAAAAAAGAAGTTCCATCGGTAAAAGGAGAAACTAAACTACATGGATTTAACCAAGTCCCAATTATTGAGTTTTTAAACAATAAAAGGGGTAACGGAGATTTTAAAAATGTAATTTCTTTGATAGATGGTTATAATGAAGCTACTTCAACTGCTATTGATGATATGAAAGATTTTACAGATGCATATTTAGTTTTGGTTAATATGGGTGGAACTACTGATGAAGAACTAGAAAGAATGAATAAAAATAAAGTTATGCTTATTAATGAGCAAGGTGATGCTAAATGGTTGGTTAAACAAGTTAATGATAACTATGCTCAAAACAATAAAAATAGATTAAATCAGGATATTCATAAATTTTCTATGATACCAGACATGCAAGACAAAGAGTTTAGTGGAAATAGCTCAGGAGTTGCACTTGGTTATAAGCTATTAGCATTAGAACAATTAGCAGCACAAAAGGAAATGTATTTTAAAAAGGCTATTAATCAAAGATTAGAACTTATGATAGATTTTCATAACTTAAAAATAAAATCTACCAATATTCAAAAAGTCTTTACTAGAAATGTTCCAAAGAACTTAGTTGAAGCAGCAGATACAGCTCAAAAGTTGCAAGGAATAGTATCACATGAAACTATTTTATCTACTTTGCCTTTTATTGAGGATGCAAAAGGTGAATTAGAAAAAATAAAAGCTGAAGAAGATATAAATGCTATGAAAGATATGAATACTCCGATTAGAGTTGATGTAAATGACTCAAAAGAATAGAGATTATTGGGAAGAAAGACAAGTTAAAAGAGAAGCTAAGGCTTTTACTACAATACAAGATGTTGAAAAAGAGTATCAAATAGCACTTTCAAAAGCCAAACAGGATATAATTAAAGAAATTAGCAGAATAACAACAACTTATATGAATGATAATATTCTAAATTATAATGAAGCTTTGAAACATTTAAAAGGTGATGATTACAAAGTTTGGAAAAAAGATTTATATGATTACATGAAAGAATATAATAAACTTTTAAAGAATGCACCTTTACAAGCACAAAAACTATATTTAGAAATTGAAACATTATCTGCTAAAAGTCGTATAAGTAGATTGGATAGTCTTAAATCACAAATAGACATGGAATTAACAAAGTTAATATTCAGAGTTGAGAACGATAGTATTAATGCGTTAACATCAGTTTATAGAGATACTTTCATAGAAGTAACCAAGGATTTAGGCATTAATCCTGTTGTTAGTAGAGATAAAATAAAAACAGTATTGGATAAGCCTTGGAGTGGTGCTAATTTTTCTCAAAGGCTTTGGAGCAATACTGATAAACTAGCTGAAATAGTAAAGCAAGAAATAGTTAATGGAATGATACAAGGGATTAATCTGAAAACTATGACTAAAAGAGTTTCTGAAAGATTTGAAACAGCTAAAAAGAATGATGTCGAAAGACTTCTAAGAACTGAAGTTAATTATACTTTAAATCAAGCTACCTTAGATGGATATAAAGAAGCTGGGATAGAAAAATATGAATTCAGTGCTACTTTAGATAACAGAACCAGTCAAATATGCTCTGAATTACATGGTAATATATTTGAAATAAAAAATATAGCTGTTGGACTTAATTATCCACCAATGCACCCAAGATGCAGGAGTACCACTATCCCGATTATTGACTATGAAAGTTTAGTTAAACAAGGTAGAGAAGAAATAGAAAAGAATAATTATACTTTAGATGATTCTAATAATGAGCCATTGACAAATAATGAAAATAAGAGTATAACTAAAGAAAAAGATAATTTTGAAGAAGCTATAGCTAAAGTTTTAGAACATGGAAATAAAACAGGAACAGAATCTCTTATGTGGTTGGATTTAAACGGAAATGAGATAGTCCCGTTTGCTACAGGAGATAAAAATTCAGTGGGCATTCCAAGAGAAACAATGCTATTTCTAAGTAAACAAGCGGAATCTAGTGTTATATCTTTGCATAATCATCCATCAAGTTCATCATTTTCTCCTGAAGATATGAATGTTGCATGTATCTTATCATCTGTAAAAGAAATGAGAGTTGTAGGACATGACGGTACTAAATATTATTTAGAAATAGGAACTGGACAAAGAAAAAACTTAAGAGAAATAAGAAAAACTTATGATGATATTGCTCATGATCTTGAAAGTAATTATTGGAAATTATGCGATGATTTAGGAGATAGAAAAAAAGCATGGAAAGAAGTCACTCATATGATAAATGAGGCTCTAGCTAAAAAATTTGATTGGAAATATAGGAGGGAAAATAATGAATAAAAATGTATTGGTTCCTGATGAATACTTTATCGATTTTTCTTTAACTAAAGAAGAAAGAGAAAAAAAAGGAAAAGAATATGAAGAAGCATGTGAAAAAGCACATAAAGAATTAGGTTTAGAAACAGATAAATAAAACAATTAAATCAAACGCACTTAGCTAAAAACTAGGTGCTTTTTTTATTGCAAAGAAAGGAGGGGCAAAGACAAATATTGTCGTACTGAGGGACATTAAACATCTGGATAAAAATACAGTCAAACAGGACTTTAAACAGGAGGATAAAATGAAAAAATTTAAAATTAATATTCAACAATTTGCAGAACCAGGGGAACCAAAAACATTTACTCAAGAAGAAGTTGACAAAATGATTGAAACTAGACTTAAAAGAGAAAATGAAAAATTTGAAAAAGCTAAAAAGGAACTTGAAAGACAGCATAATGAATCTATTGAAGATTATGAAGAAAGAATTAAAAATGCTAATCTTACTGCAGAAGAAAAGCATAAAAAAGAACTTGAAAAGATTCAAAAAGACTTAGATGCAAAGAATGCTGAACTTACAAAGATTAAGACAGATGAAATAAAAAGAACTACATTAGCAAAATATAAAATGCCAGATAAGTTTTTAGATAGAATTAGTGGAGTTACAGAAGAAGAAATAGAAGCATCTGTTAAAGGTTTTGCAGAAGTAATGGGTGAATATGTAAAAGGACTTGGTGCTAGTGGAGTACCAGGAGCTTTGAATGGCGGAAGTAATGGTGGAGCTGATAAAAAGGCTCAATTGGAAGATTTAAGAAAAAAAGCTTTTGAAAGTGGTTCTGATATAGACAGAGCTAACTATGTAAGAGCAAAGCAAGAATTAGAAAACTCAGGAGGTAATGAATAATGAAAAAATTTATAACACTTTTAGGAATGACTGGATTAAATATCCAATTATTTGCAGATCCAAAAATAGATAAACAATTAAACTCAACAAATCAAGCAATATCAAATGATATATTAGATGAATTACAATTAGTAAATCCTAATAACTCACCTATCATATCTCATATTTTGAGAGGTGAAAGAGTAAGTGAAACAACATCTACAGCTATCGAATGGATAGATCATTATGAAAGAAAAGTAACATCTAGTTTAAAAGTTGCTTTAAGTGCGGGAACAACTGAAATTCAAGTAGTAGATGAAGATATCTTAGTTCAAGACGCTTTATTATCAATTGGAGATGAAATAGTAAAAGTTATTAAAGTAAAAACAGACAATAAAGCGGATGTGACAAGAGGCTATGCAGGAACAACCTCTACTGCTGGAAATATAGCAGCAAATACAATAGTTCAAAGTCTAGGAATAGAAATGGAAGAAGGTGGAGAACTTAAAAAGTCTTCTGTTAGATTGCCTGTACATATCACAAATAACACAGGAATCATATATGAAGAATATGAAGTAACAGAAACAGCTAAACATTTAAATCCTCATGGACAAGGTGGACTTTCTGTAAGAGAATTAGAATCTCAAAAGAAAAAAGATGAGATGCTAGGAATTATGGAAAATAAACTTTTAAATGGAGTTAAATATGTAAATGGTAAATTAAGAATTTCTGGTGGTATAAAATCTTTAATTAAAGAACATGGAATAGTTTTAGATGCAGGAAATCAACCTTTCTCTGTTGCTTTACTAACAACAGCAGTAAAAGCAATAGTTAATAAAGGAAATCCAGGAGCAGCAGACTTAAAAGCTGGTAAGTATTTTGTATGTGTACCTTGGGATATAGCTATTCAAATAAATAACTTAAATAAAGATATAGTTAGAGCAGATATAAAAGAAAAAGTAACAGGAACTGTAATCACAGAAATAGTTACAAATGCAGGAGTTGTATCTGTGTTCCCAGCTCCATCTTTAGCACCTAATGAATTTCTATTAATTAACTTGAATGAGGTTAGTTTAAGACAATTATACCCAATAAAAGAAGAAGTAGGAGCTAAAACTGCTTTAGCTGATAACTATTTCTTACATGGGGAATATGCACATCAAATAAAAAATTTACCATTCCAAGTGCATGTTAAAAACGTAAAAATATCTTAGGAGGTAGTAATGGCTAAAAAACAAGACGAAATAACTAATATTGAAGAAACAAAAGAAATAATTTTTGAATCTAGTTATAAAAATTTAATCATAGCTGGAACTTCTATACAGTTCAAAGATGGAGTTTACTCAACATCTGATGAAAATGAAATAGAGATATTAAGAAATAATAACCTTGTAACTGAGGCAGGAGAATAAAAAACTCCTGCTTTTATCATATTAGGAGGTTAAAAATGGAAGAACTTTACAATAAAATAATTGAAAAAGTGAAAGAGTTAACAGATGTTAGCAATGAAGCTAGATTGAAAATTCAAGTAACTATTTTGGTTAGAAAAGCTTTGAACTTTATGAATAGAGATGATTTTCCAGTTGAACTTATAAATCCATTTGCTGAGCACTTAGCATTAAAAACTATTGAAGAAACTGAAATAAAAGGCAATATCTCTAAAGTTACTGAAGGAGATACTACTATAGAATACAACACATCTAATAACACAACTGATGAAATGTTTCTATCGTTGAAAAGCCAATTATTTAGATTCAGAAAGGTTGGGACTGTATGAATATTTTAGATAAGTTACATGCAGATAGAGTTACTGTTATTAGATCTGTTGTAATAGTGGATGAGTACGGTGGAGCATATGAAGAACAACGAGAAATATTAAAAGATATCCCTTGTAGGCTTTCACAGAAATGGTTGAGAAGTGTTACACCAGGAATGGTTAACAGTAGTGGTCAAGAATATAAACTATTTGTAGGCTTAAATGTAGATATTAAACAAAATGATTTGTTGAAAATTACAAGAAAAGCAGATGGAGAACTTTATATTTTTAAAGCATCTAAACCTTTGGCTTACAACATCATAAAACATAAGGAAATAGCCTTGACAGAAGTATCTGAAAATGAGGTAGATTATGGAACTTAAAGGATTTAAGGAATTCGATAAGATTCTTATAGAAATAAAAGAAAAAGCTCCAGAGACTACTAAAAAATTTTTAATGTTACAAGCTGAAGATTTAAAAAAAGATGTTAAGAATCTAACACCCGTCGACACTGGAACTTTAAAAAATGCCTGGCAAAGAGAAAACGGAAAGAGATTAACTGGAAATACATTCTCTCAAATTGTATTTAACATGACTAATTACGCTCATCATGTTGAGTATGGTCATAGAGTTGGAAGAAGCAAAACAAAATTTGTTAAAGGTAGATTTATGCTTAGAACAGCTGTATCTATGAGGCAAATTAAATTCTATAAAGATTTAAAAAATTTTTATGGAGGATTGATAAAAAAATGAAATGGGTGGATATAAAGAATGCATTAAATAAAATTATTTCTGAAAAACTAAAGGTAAACCCATACAGTGAGGATATAGATAATGTCAAAAAACCTTGTTTTTATATAGATTTAATTAGTTATAAAAAAGAGTTTAACTCTGAATATAGAGAATTAAAGACAATAGATATTGATATTATCTATTATCCAAAAACTAATGGAAAGCTTACTAATGCTGAAATATTAGAAAATTTAGAAAACTTAGATGATGCATTTGAAATAGAAGGGAAAAAGGTTTTACATGTACTAGATAGATTTCTAACTTTAAGAAATACAGATATAAAAATTGTAGATAGAGTTGGTCATTATGTATTTACATTAAGTCTATATGACTTATATGGAAAACCTTATGATTATGAGTTAATGAATGATTTAGAATTAAGATTTAAAGAAGGAGGTAGCAATTAATGGGAAATGAAGTAGGACAAATAAAGCCATTCCCTGATTTGAAGGTCGCATTTGAAACTTTGGCTAGAACAGCTATCCAAAGAAGTGCTAGAGGAATTGCTTGTTTAATTTTAAAAGATAGTAAAAAAACTACTAAATGGGTTACATTAAAAACTATAGCTGATTTGAAGGATAAAGAGTGGGATGCTAAGAATGTTAAATACATTAAACTAGCAATGCACTATGGAGCTAATAAAGTATTGGTAAGAGTACTGCAAACAGGTGAAAACTTAGATGATGCCTTAGGTGAATTTGAACAAAGAAAAATGCAATGGTTAGCTTATCCTGCAGCAGAACAAGCCGATGATCAAAAGTTAGTAACTTGGGTTCAGCAAGTTTTTGGAACTGATGGAGCTATTGGTAAAAATGTAAAATATGTATCTAGCTTTGCAAATAATACAGATCATGTTGCTATTGTAGAACTTGCTAATCCAGGAACATATAAATCTATTTATGGAGATTTTACGGCTCAAGAATACACAGTAGCGATTGCAGGACTTATCGCTGGAATGCCAATTAATAGATCTGCTGACAATAAAGTTATGAGTGATTTAACAGAAGTTGAATACTTTGAGCCTAAGTTAGGTAAATTTTCTCTTTATATGGATGATGAAAAAGTTAGAGTAAACTATGGAGTAAATTCAAAAACTACTTTTGATAGCATTTGGAAAAAAGATACTAGAAAAATAAAAGTAGTTGAAGGAATGGGATTTGTAGCTGATGATATTAAAAATACATTTAGAAATTACTGGCAAGGTATTTATATATGTGACTATAATAATAAGATGAACTTTTGTTCTAATGTTACTAAGGTTTATTTTAAAGAAATGGCTCCAAATGTCTTAAATGGCGATTACAACAATAAGATAGAAATAGACTATGAAGCGCAAAAAAGATTAGTTGTATTAGATGGAAAAGATCCAGATGATTTAACAGAAATGGAAATCTTAAAATACCCTAGTGGAGATGATGTATTTTTAACTGGAGATGTTAGATTTTCTGATACTATGGCAAATCTTAGCTTAATCATTAAAATGTAATAGGAGGTAAAAATGGCAGATACAAATATAAGAGGTTATCATACCATCGCTGGAGCTCATGGTACTCTTTGGATAGATAATGAAAAAATAGCAGAATTTTCTAAGGTTAATGCTAAAGTTACACCTGATAGAAAAGATGTACAACTAGGATTATCTGTAGATAGTAAAATTGTAGCTTTAAAAGGTGAAGGAAGTATCACTCTTGAAAAAGTATATTCAAGAGGGAAGAAAATAGCTGAGAAATTAATAAAAGGACATGATCCGAGAATTAGAATAGTAACTAATCTAGCTGACCCAGATACACCTGGAAAACAAGAAGAAAGAATCTCTCTTGATAATGTATGGTTCAATTCAATAGATTTAATCAACATCGCTAGAGGAGAAATTGTAGAGGAAGAATATCCATTCGGATTTACACCAGAAGATTTAGCTTATGAAAATTATATAAAATAGGAGGCTTATATGTTAATTACAGCTGAGATGCTACTTGAAAATAGTAAAAAAATAAATAGTGATAAAAGAGAAAAAGTAAAAAT